CACGCTATTCGCCATTTGCGATTAACGAATGAGACTATCTATCCAATGAAGATCGTCATCTTTGGAAGCTTGAAGCATTGCTGCTGCCAAAGCAAATGCATAGTCGTCCACTCCCACTTCCTTACCACCACTAATTGACCATTGTCCTGATGCTTTATACACCACGCTTAAATTTTTAAGCTGCTTGATGGCCTTCTCGTGATTGTAAATATCTACCAAACCAGCATTGAACAATTCTTTCATCTTGCTGAAAGCCTTCATCTTGCTACTGACGGACCAAGTGAGTTCTTCAATGGGAAAATCAGCAGCGAGGGATTGAATGGTAGCAGAACTGTTGTATTGGTCAAGGACAATACTGTCAAAATTATAAAGTTTATGGTGTTCTCGTATCCAATCTTCCACTGCCTGAATACTCACTTCCTTTTTCCCATTGATCTCAAAATCTGCGAGGAACGTATGGAACTTGTCTACTACTAGCGTTTCCCCGTCAAAATGCACAATGCACGCCGTGTAGTCATCTCGTCCCACGCCCCCGCGAGCAGGGTCAAGCGCCAGCACATATTTACCATGGAAATGCACCGATGGTGGCAGCAGGCTTCGGTGCTTATTGATTGCCGCATCTACCACTTCAGAGGCCAGCAGCGCTGACATGTTGCGAGCAAACTGCGCTCCATATTCAATCATGAACTTATCTGGGTCGCGCTTACGTTCTGCCTGCATGAAGGAACAGTCGTAAGGCAGCTCAGGATTCATCTCCCACGTGGGAGTGTTCACTGGCTGCATGAAGGGAAACTCCCCGCTGGTAGCTTCGCAGAAATGCTGGTAGAAAAGGCCATCGGTGAGCCAAGGAGAAGACAGCTCTAGGATGCGACCATGATTTCCGAACTGAGCAATGGATGGTGACAGCGCGTCGTAGATGGCCTTGGCACCAGCGTTTGCATCACCCTCCTGACTGAAGGCAAGCTCGTCCATGATGATGGCAGCAACTGCACGACCACGAGATGCACGAGCACTGCTGGAGATGGCTCTGAATACACAACCATTACTTATTTCAAGAGTGTCTGTTGTTTCTCTTACAATTTCCTGAGCAAAGGAGCTTTCGACAATCAAGCCACGAATGGTATTGAGTGCAATCTTTGCCTGGTCAATGCCGTTAGCAATGGTGCAAATGTACCAGCTTTCTCCCTTGCGAATCTTGCGCTTGTACTTTTCTTCCAGAACAAAGCAAATGTACGTACAGGCAACTGCTGCCATGAGCGTCTTGCCAGAGCGTCGGCCAAGTGCCCATACAGCATGCGTCTTTCCTCCATGGAAAAACTCATCGAGAATATCAGCTTGCTTATCCCATAGCGGAAGCTTTAACGCATGTCGCGCAAAGTCCGAACATTTAATTGCTGCCAACTATTGTACTCATCGGTTGTAGAGCCATTTTAGGCACGAAAAATGCTGGTCTGCCACCAGCGGGATCAGACCAAAAACGTTCTTTCATGGCATCCTTTGCAATAATCCAGCCATGGATGAGCGTTTTCTTGTTCTCAATGGTCACAAGGACAAATTTCTTTTCAGGGCTTTCATCTTTTTGCACGATCAAATCGTAGACAGCTTTGCTGCGAGTTTTTACGTCGATATTAAAAGGAAGGTCTGCTGACCCCCTCTTTGCTTCAGTCTCTTTAAAAAGATGTTCTTTGAGGCCAAGATAGCTTGCAACTGCCATCTCGCCTGCAGCGCCCAACAAGTGAATGGTGAGAGCCATCGCTCCCGTTGTCGCCCCTCCATTGCGACCTTTAAGTCCCCGAATTTCGTTGACGGCCTGCCTGCGAAAGGCTTCCTTGCAAGCCGCTTCACGTTCTTCCTCCGTGAAGACAAATTCAATGGGGAGGGGTGGGGCCATAGTATGGAGGCGTCAGAGCCACTATACCCACTGTTAGCATAGAAACAACCCCACAATAGAGAAATGGCTGAGGAAATTGTTGACTTAGGGCACGCCACCGAAGCTGGCCTGCGAAACGACGGCCTTGCCAATGCTCTGACTGGCATGGGAAGTGGTCGTGACAAGAGCCAATACACCTACACCAAGCCCATCACTTTCCTCATGCAGGAAGAGCTTGAGGGACTCTATGGGGAATGGTTGCCACGTCGCATCATCGACATCTATGCAGAGCAAGCCACGCGCAAAGGCTTCAAGGTGTTGTTTGGTGGCGAAGGCGCTAAGGCAGAAGAAGTGGTTGGAGTGGAGCAAGTGATTGAAGATTTGTACATTCTTGAAAGCTTGATGCTGGCATCCAAGAACTCTCGCCTTTATGGTGGTGCAGTAATTCTGATGTACATCGACGATGGTCGTGCTGCTGATCAGCCAGTAGATAAAAATAACATCTACAAAATTGAAGGCTTGGAAGTGTTAGATAGGTATCAAATTGCACCAGTAATTAACGAAGAAAATATTTACGATTATTCCAAGGCAACATATTATCAAATCATTTCTGGCGACCTCATCCGTCAACCACAGCTAACTTACATTCATAAAGATAGAATTTTACGCTTTGACGGTGATTGGCTTCCCTATCGAATTAGGCAGAGAAACTATGGGTGGGGACTAAGTAATTTACAAGTGATCTATGACAGCTTCCGTCATTATTGGACTGGCTTGAATTCCGCTGCTACATTGCTCACTGAGTTTGACATTTTTGTTCACAAAATTCGCGGACTGGCTTCCATGCTTGCGGCTGGCAAAGAGGGTCAAGTACGGGACAGACTTGTGCTGAATGATATGAGCAAGAGTGTATATCGTGGCTACGCTATTGACGCAGAAAAGGAAGAACTTAGCTTTGAAAGTCGTAATCTTGGCGGCATCGGAGAAATTCTTGAAAAGCTGCGAGTGGACATTATTGGCGCCTCCAAAATTCCCCATACACTGTTATTTGGCGAGAGTCCTGGCGGTCTTGGTTCCACTGGTCGCAGCGAAGAACGTGACTTTGCCAAGACGCTTGCCGACTATCAAACGGCAGTGTTCAAGCGCCCGCTTAAGCAACTCATGGAATACATTCTCCTGAGCAAGACTGGGCCCACCAACGGGCGACTGCCTGAATCTTGGCGCGTCCACTTCAATGATTTGTATGAACTGAACGAGCGCGAGAAAGCTGACGTGCGGGCTCGCGTGGCAGCCGTTGACGGTCGCTACATCCAACTGGGCGTTCTTCATCCACAAGAAGTGGCTGATGCCCGTTACGGTGGCAGCGAGTGGTCAATGGAACTCACTCTTGACCCATCGCTTCCTCGTGAACTGCCCATGCAGGGGCAGAGTGGAGGGCAGGGTCAAGGGCAGAGTGGAATGGCAGTACCTCCCGGCGGTCGTGATCCCCTCAATGAAGAGAATGGTACGTTGCCAATGGATGGCAGCAGAGAAGTGGGAGACTCCGCTGGATTGTTCCTGGAAGGCGACCTGGAAGAGGTCAGAGGTGATGTAAAATTTGCTGACAAGAGCCTTCATCAGCAAGCCATCGCAGCCGCAAAAGCTAAGTTTAAAGTGTGGCCCAGTGCTTATGCCAGTGCCTACATGGTTAAGCAATACAAAGAACTGTACAAACGCAAGCATGGTTCATCGAGCGGAGCATTTAGCGGCAAGGATGGCGAGGAAGTCCACGCCGATGATCTTGCGCAATGGTTCAAGGAAGAGTGGGTGAGGATTGGCGCCAACGGGGAAATTCTTGGCGAATGTGGTGGACGTGAAGAAAAGGAAGGAAAGCCTAAATGCTTGCCAAAGGCCAAGGCAGAAGCGATGAGCAAGGAAGAGCGTCAAACCATTGTTGCTCGCAAGCGCAAGTCAGATCCTGACCCTGAGCGCAAGGGACCAGCCAAGATGGTCAGCAGCAAGGTAGACGCAATCGAACCTTTGAAAATTTCTGGACTTTTGCTTAACGATTATGACGAAGCTGCGTTGGTAAACCAAGCAGACATTGATGCTGCCTTAAACGAATGGAAGAGCGAAGCACCAGAACGTTTCAAGGACATCTTGGAGGCTGACAATGTTGAGCCTCGATAATCTCGCTTCATTCAGCGATGCCGTGCTGTCCACAAGAATGGACGCAAGCTGGTCTTATGACCCCGTCAGCGGGCGTTATCGTGGCG